TTTTCTGCAACGACTCTGAAACCGTTAAGTTTTTCTTCTACGGCCACAGGCCACCTATCTTTAATCCAGTTTTCGATGTCCTCAAATTTGAATGCTTCGGTCAAGTTCGCCATAGTGGGTTTCGGTGGCGTAAATTCGCCGAATGGTCGTAGTTTCATAGCCTTTTCCGTTTTCTTCGCCCCTGTGGCGATGCTGGGCGGCTTATATGCAGCGGTAGCGGCGTTATCACCGTTTTCTACGAGATGCACGTCTGCCTTATCGAATAACTTTTTGAAATCTTCGAGCTTTTTGTATTCTTGCTTATGGGTTATATCAGCCCGGGCGCCGAGCGGGCAAATAAAGACAACTTTCTTTTTAGCCACTCTCTCGGCCTCAGCAATCGTCTTTTCGGGCTTCTCCAAATGCTCAAGTATATGCAGACCAATAACAGTATCAAAACTGCCGTCTTCATAAGGTAGTTCTTCCTTTTCCAAATCAATCTTTTTGGTTTTCAGATTGGCATTTTCGCACATTTTCAGGGCAGTGTCGTTATTGTCCACGCCCTCGACTTCGTAATCTTTTTTGACTAATCGCTTCTCAACTCGGCCAGTCCCGCAGCCAAGGGAAAGAACCGTTTCACCAACTAAATGCTTTACAAGCTCCCCATAGTCGGCTTCAAAGGCGTCATTCCACTTATCTAAATTTTCATAATAATCCTGTGCAGACTTTTGATAATCCTCTTTTACTTTAACTATTCGGGTCTCCTCTTTCGCTCGCAATACCTTATCGAACAAAGGCATAAAGGAGCTATGCGGGCCGGCAGGGGCATAAATAAAATGGCAATTCTTTTTCACCTGACCCTGGATAAGTCGGGACAGCTTTAATTCAAAACCTTCGTCCCTGTTGTCTTCGTTTTCGCGGATAATAACGTCTATATCATTTGAGTCCTTCGGGGACTTGACGAATGAGCCGCCTATCGTTACATAGTCGGGCGTTACTACCACATCGCCAAGTGAAGGAACATCTATGCCCATAATCGCTTTTTTGAAGGCCGCGTGGTCTATATCGGCTATGGAATGTGTAAGATTGCGTTTGCCCATCTCGTTTATCAATAGCCGGTATTTCTCAAGGAAATCGCTACGTTCAAGTTCACCTACAGTTTGCTTTTGATTGCCCTTGAAGTTCTTTTCCCATAGCTGAATGAAACGCAGGCGCAGGACATATAGCTCCTTATCAGGAGCTTTTGATAATTTCGTTTTGTCTATGTCTTCGATTTTCATTTCACTACAGGCGTCCATGCACAACGACAATTATGATTTGCAATCCCATTAGCAATATAGTAAGATTTAGTGGTTTCTAAATTGTATATAAAACCTTTGTATTTGGAGATGCGAATATGGGAAACTCTATCAAGAAAAAACGTATCCGAAACAAATTTGGAAGATTTTTGTGTTTTCGGCTTCCTGACAAAGCTATTGCCGAGCTTTATGTCGCTGGCATGTCCGAAAAAGCTCTTGCTGGTCGTTATGGAGTTGATAGAGGTGCGATACGAAGAAGGTTGAAGATATTCAGAATTCATATTCGCAATCGAAGCGAAGCTGAGAAGCTTAAATGGAGCCAAATGTCGCAGGAACAACGAGAACATCAAGTCAACGCAGCGCATAAAGTTGCCAAGGGCAGAAAAATGTCTTGGACAACTAAATGCAAACATGCACAAACGGTTGAGAAATATCCGTCTAATTTCTCTAATAATGAATTGAAATTGCAAAAAATGCTGTTGGATAGGGGAATTGAAACTATTCATCAAAAAGCGATTGGAGCCTATAATTGCGACCTTGCTGCCTACCCCATCGCCGTGGAAGTCTACGGGGGACACTGGCATTGGACTGGTCGTCACCTTAGAAGATTTAAGGAAAGAATTCGCTATGTCCTTAATGCAGGATGGTTTATTTATGTGCTTCCAGTTAGCAAAAGTTTCCCGCTTACTGAAGCCGCTGCTGACCACTTGGCTGCCTATATTAAGCGAGTTCGCAGGGGTAAACCCAGTATCTGCGAGTATCGGGTGGTTTGGGGTGCAGGTGAGTTCACGACCACTGGCAGTCTTGAGGATAATAATTTCTCCATCATACCACCTTTTACTTGCGCCCGTGACCTTGCCTCTGGGCAATATAAGCGTGTCTCCAGGGAGACAATCAGGATGTAGGGGCAGCATTCCGCCTGCCTCATCGAGAGAGAATTTTTTACCGTTCAAGGCAGCACACTCCTCGCAACAACCGGGGGCGGCAAGCCATGATACCTCTTCAACTTCAGCATCTTCCATACCAAGAAGATAACCTTCCGATTGTGCTTTTGCCGTTTCAGTCCTTGCAATCATATCCATACGTTTCCGATGTAGCTTCCTCTCGTAAACACCAACTCGTTTATCGACTTCCCCGACAGATAATTCCGGTCGATGTTCACCAAGCCAAGCCTTATAATTGATTGTCGCCCTTACCTGCCGCTCATTCAGGCCGACAATGGGTCGTAGCTCTCGTGCAATCTTCGGCATCGACTTGCCTTCTTTAATACCATCCCTGATGAAGATTTTTATGCCTTTCTTGGTCTCGTCCGTAACATCCTTAACCAATTTGGCACAAATCTTATCGGCGGTCTTTATCGCTTGAACATTCAGAACATCAAATGTCCCTGCGAGTTCTGTTATCTTATACGCCTCCTGTGCTCCATTACCCATAACAGTCAGCACGGCAGGCTTTATAGTGCGAATGCCGTTCCCCTCTATGACTTCCCAATGCGTCAACTCCGTTGTAATATCAATGGCCTGGTCTTTGGCAAACTTGTGAGTAAGGTCTTTGCGGATTTGCTTCAGAGCGAAATCAAACCACTTGGCAATCGCAGGCTGCAAGATGCGCTCGCCCCTGCTCAATAGCCTATTGAGTTTTGCGTGAATGGGATTAAGTTTTTTAGCTACTATTTCCATATCTCTCTTTATTCGGCCAACAAATGTGCCCGCAAATCCCTGCTATCCATATTCTTAATGCTGGATGAATCATCGGTAAAAAACATAATCCTGTAAGTATCGCTCCTAAAATTATCATGTCCGCCCAAGTAGGTAACAATTTCTGATACCGTTGAGATAATGTAGCACGCTTATTCATCGACAAAAAAATGTTATAAATTGTAACAAGTGCCAATACTGTCAAAATTACATAATTCATAATTGTTTCTCCAGAAACTCCTTTCCCGCTTTACTTAATTCTTCTTCGGGTTCACCTACTTCTATTAAACTTGATAATATGTAAAACTTATCGCCTTCTGGATAGGGCTTATAACCAAGCTCATTTCTGGCTTCGTTCGGAGTTTTCATTCCATGTTCAATCATATAGCCCTGCCGTTTGACTAATGCCTCAAGGTCTCTTAAATCAATGTTCTCGAACTTGAACTCGTAAATCTCTGATTGCAGCAGCTTTTGATTGATGATTTCTTCGATGTCCGTTTGCAATGGTTCAACAACACTTTGAACGTAGATTTGGGTAGCTTCTTCAGCAACATTGCCTCCAAGTTTGCCAACTACTCGAATTCCTATTCTTTCTGGCGGCATGGAGTATGCTATTAAAATGTCATCCCTGCGAACCTGTTCATATAATCTGAAACTGGCTTCTTTTACTTCAGTTCCTAAAGGTATGTAGGTAAACTTGCAATGCTCCGGTTGTGATACAACCAGGGTTCGGTGGGCGTTTCCAGTCCCTTTGAATTCGGTGTTAAGAAACTCCATTATCTCCTTATCAGAGCCTTCATCCCATTCACCTTCTAAAATAATTATAGCGGAAGGCATCCCGTAGTTCTCGAAGAAAGCGAGGTTATAGTCACGCAAGCCTATAAGACCGATTACATCGCCCACCGCAGAAATGATGTTAGGCACACCATAGTAGTCCGACTTCGGATAGAAATTCTTGTAATAAATCAACTCGTTTGCTCTGGTATCCAGAGTGAACTTGCCCTCCTTGCCATCTTTACTGGAGAAGTTCTTATCAAGACCGAATTTCTTAAACCAGACTTTCTTATTGTTCCTGGTCTGGCAAAACTTCTCTTTTGAAGTGTGTACTCGCAGCGTGTGTGCAGGGACGTGATATATTTCTGCTATTTCCCCCTTGTTATTGCGGACAACTTCAAGTCCGAACCATCCTATCGAACCCCAATCCACTAAAAGCTGTTTCAATATGGTTCTAAAGCTATCTTCGGGATTGGGCGTATCGAGCAACCCTTTGATTTTTTCAAGTTCGGTTTCGTTTTCTTTTTTACCTTCTCGGATTTGCAGCTTCCAGCCAAGGCCAGCAACGTCTATCGCAAGCTGGTTCACGCACCTCCAGAAGATAGAGTTTGATTCGTAAAGCAACAGGAAACTATCAGGGGAATAAGGCGGAGGCACCAGCTCATTTATAGTCATCCACTTTTCTGTTTTTTTAAGCTGCTTGGAAGACTTCTTTATCTCCGCCTTCTGAAGTATGGAATACGGGTAGACTCCCTTTGAAGTTTGGACAAATACTTTGCCTTTTTTCTTTTCCTCTGTCAATTCACGCCTCCCGGAGCAAAAATTCTTTTGTTAGGAACTTGAATATTGCTTATTTCAGCAATAATAACGGCATTTACTATACTGGTTCTTACCCAAAAACCTTGGTTTGGGTTTTTAGAAGTTAGATAATCTGCAAAACATATAAACTGCTTAGAAGGGTTGCTCAAGTCTGCAATTATCCGTTTTGCAGTTTTAGATGCAGACAGCTCGTCAACCGCCATACCGAATTGCTGATTACCTTGACAGATAAGCATTATTTGTTTTTTCATTTTATTCTCCTTGCTTATTTCCATATTCGTCCAGCCTTAATTCATATTTCAAGGTTTGTTGTTTAGATTCCTTGGTTTCGCCTCCAATTCAAAAAATTCCAGGAGTTCTCACTGTTCTATTTGGAGGAGCAGGAGGAGGTAGTTTACTATCAAAAGGTTTTGGATAAAATTTAGGCTGCATACACATGCCCTTTCTTTGCAGGCTTCTCCACAGAATATAGCACATAGCGGAGTGCATCGATGGTGTGGTCATCTTTCTGTTGGGGTACGTCTTTAGGATTTTTGGAAGAAGTACCCTTCGGGTAATGATAAGTAGCCATTTCCCTGCAAGTATTCTTACAAGTATTGAATATGAACAGGCTTGGTTTGCCGTTCTCTTTGACTTTCAGCTTGCTTTGCACGGTTTCAATACCTTTGGCTATATCTTTTCGTGCAACTTTGGTGAGAATATTCGCCTTGCGCATTTCAGCACGGTCTTCCGCATTTTCAGGGTCGGCGAAAGAGGCTATGTAGCTTTCGTTGCTACTAAGCATCTTTACAGCGGCAATATGGTCACCGATGCCGGTCTTCGCTCTATAATACTCTTGGTAGACATACCAGTTCTCGTCCTTATCCTGGGCAAGCCATAAGCAAACGAATGGATTAGTAAAGCCAAAATCAAAGCCCCTATATCTGCGCCACTCTTTCGGAATCTCGAAAGGCTTAATTACATGCATTCTGCGATTGAAAGTTTTATACACTGCACCATAGAAACTGGCGAACCGGCCTCTAATTCGTGTGGCCTGCACCTCTTCCGGCCATTCTGCAATCATCCCGTCTATTCGCTCGTCTGGAATGTAACCACCTCGGCTAATACGATTAGCGTTTAAGTCAAAGTAAAATACTTCATCAGCACCGGGCAAATTCTCAATTCGCTCTTCAAGAAGGGGCTGCGGTATAATGGGAGTCATACTCCAGGACAAAAAACCTTCTTTTGCAAGTAGCCTTGCCTGTACCTCGTTTAAAATGCCTTGAAAGTCGTGATGGCATTGCTCATCGCAGTGGCAGGAATCTATCGACCGTCCTTGGAATAGCTCCCTTCCCTGATTGAATGCCTTGAACTCTATTGTATGCCTATTCTTCAATAACAATTTTCTCGGCACTCTATCTTGGCCCCATCGTATATCCCCGATGTGATGTATCGGTATAAACTTCTCAAGGTATTCCGCCCAGAGAATATCCCTCACCTGCTCCCAACTTTCTATGCAAGCCCAGTGAAGTCCCTGCGGCTTATGCTTAAACGGGTGAATGTCCAGTGCCAGCATTGCAAGGTCCATCATATTCGTATATGTTTTGCTTGCCAGATTGCCGCCAAATAGCCATAGTATATCTGCAAGAGATTTATGAAACGCCTCCTGTGGCTCGCCAAGAGGCTTATATATAG